CCGTTCATGGGGACGCGCCGCCTCATCCTCAACTACCGCGAACCCCTCGAGAAGGGCAACTGACATGGGAAACCTTCATGCCAAGACCACCCACACCGTGACGCTCTCCTGGGATCAGAGTGACCCGCTCGAAAAAGGTGACCTCATTCGCGGGCTAAGCGACACCCTGCCGGACGGCGCAGTTATCACAGGCTTATCGGTCGCTGACATTCCAGTGGAAGAACCACGCGAGATAGCCCAGGCAGCAAAGCGAACGGTCACGATCACATACGTGACAGACTCGCGCGCCCTGCTCAGGAGGCCGTGAAATGGCTACCAGCCGCAAGCCCGAAAATGTTATGACGCTCAGTCTCACCGACGACAAGCCCATCCTCCCAGTAACCGTGAAAACGATGCTCGACAAGATGCCCTTCTACTCAGACATCGTCAAAATGCGCATCATCTCGAACGACGGGCCGATCCCCACGCGCCGCGTCGACATCTTCTACACAACTTCGATGCCGTGGGAGGACCAGTAATGCCCCGGAAGATTGAGCACAAGCGCATCAGCTTCAACGCATCGTTCGGGATCAGTCCCGACCAGCTCGCCGGCGAAATCAACGCCCTACCCCTCACCGCTTGGATACTCACCATCGACGCAGTGCAACGTGGCTACAGCACGTGCGTTGACATCACGTACTACACGCACCCGAAACCGAAGGACGAAGCATAATGCCCCGCACCGGCTTCAAGCGGCCCGGACGCTACGCTGCGCTTGCCGCCGACTACTACGACGACCCCGCCATTATCGCCGCCGGCCCCGACGCCGAGCTCTGGTACGTGCGCGCCCTCGCCTGGTGCGCCAACCACCCCGAAACAGACGGCGTGATCCCCCTCGAGGTCGCCCTCTACCGCCTCGGCATCCCCGACGCAATGTCACGCGTGATCACGTGTGACAGTCACGGTCTTGTCGCAAAAAATGACGACTCCGTGAGCGTGACATCGTGGGTGAAATGGAATGACTCGTGGCGTGACATCCAGGAACGAACAGAGTCAAAACGAGCATTTGCGAGGGCGAGAAAAGCCCGCGAGCGCGCGCGAAAGTCCGAACAGGGCAAACCGGATAATGTCACGCGTGACATGGGGTGTGACATGGGGCGTGACAAAGTGCGTGACACTCGGAACAAGGAGGAAGGAGAAAGGAGAAAGGAGAGTATTAATACCTCCCTTTTAGTTTCCCCCCTTGCCGAGGGGCGCACTGAGGCCGCCGCTGAGCTCGTGACCGTGTCCGCTGACGCGGCCCCGGCAACCGCAACCACCTCGAAGCCCTCGAAGTCCTCGAAGGCCCGAGGCACCCGCCTACCCGACGGGTGGGTCCCCGACGACGACCTCATCGCCTGGACCCGGGTCAACGCGCCCGCCGCGGCGAACGCCCTCGAGCTCGACAGGTTCCGCGACTACTGGACCGCCCAGCCCGGCGCCAAGGGCCGCAAGACCGACTGGGCGGCCACGTGGCGCAACTGGGCCCGCAAGTGCCAGGAACAGCACACGCAGCCAAGCCGAGGCCCCGCGCCGCGCAGCACGACCAGCGACCGCGTCAACGGGTGGCTCGCCCTCGCCGAGAGCCTCGACCCCAACCACCAGCCCACCAGCCAGCCCAGCCTGATCGCCATCGAAGGAGGCGCAGCATGAACACCACCGAAGCCGCCCAAGTCCTCGCCAAGGCAGCCGCCTACGACAACCGCCAGCCCGACCAGGCCGCCGCCCTCGCCTGGGCCGAAGCCCTCGACCGGGACATGCCCCTCGCCGACGCGCTGCGCATCGTGGGCGAGCACTACCGCGACGAGCGCGCCTGGATCATGCCCGCCGACATCAACCGCCGCTGGCGCGCCCTCGGCAAGGCCAGGCTCGAAACCGCTGTACGCATGGGCTTGCCCGAGCCGCCCGACGAGCTCGCAGACGAACCCACCGTATGGGCAGCGTGGAAGAAAGCGCAGATCCGCGCCGTCAAGGCCGGGTGTGACGGGGTGCAGGTCGAAGCGCGCGCCTGGCATGCCATCGGGCGCACGCCCCGTGAACGCCGCGAAGTGCCATCGGCACCCCCACCGCCTGAGTGGCAGGCCATGCTCGACGCAGCAACACCCCGACAAGCACCCAGCACGGGCCGCTGACGGGCGAACAGGGGCGGGGTGGTACCCACACCCACCCGACGGTCTGAAAGGCCCGCAAAACGCCACACAGCGAATCGACCGAGCATGCAATAAACGCGCTCGCGGCCACACACCAACCAGCCCACGCCACACAATCGGCGTGAAATCAACGAAAAGGACACATCAACCATGGCAATCGAAGCAACCATCGCCGGCAACCTGGGCGCAGACCCCGAGGTCCGCTGGACCCAGGGCGGCCAGCAAGTCACCGAACTGCGCATCTGCGCAACCCCACGCAGGCAACGCCGAGGCCCCGACGGCAAGCCCACAGGCGACTGGGAAGACGCAGGAGCGCCCGTGTGGGTGCGCGCCGCCCTGTGGGGCGAACGCTACTCGTGGATCGCGGAAACGTGCCGGAAGGGTGACCAGGTCGCCGTCGCAGGCACCATCGCCAAGGCCGAGTTCACCGGCAAAGACGGGCAGCGCCACGAAGCCCTCGAAGTGCTGAACCCGCGTTTCCTTGGCTCGACCGCCGCCCGCCGCCAATACCAGGCATCCCGAGGCCCTGCCCCCGCCGCGGCGAACGTGACCGGCCAGCCCGGCGGCGGCACCCCATGGGCCAACCAGCCCATGCCCACCGACCCCCCGTTTTAATCCCCACACCCCACCCCTCTAAAATCGGAAGGGAGACCCCCGCCAATGCCCACACCAACGCAGATGCTCGCACAGATCGCAGCCTGGCTACCCGCCCTCGACACAGCGGCCCACACCGCGACCGGCCTGCACTCCCCCCGCCCCACTTCGGGCGGCCACAACGGCACCGGCGGGGGCCTCCCCTACCACCTCGCCGCCATCCTCGACACCACCGACGACGGCCCCGCCGGCATACGCACCAGCCGCGGGGTCCTCGACATCCTCCACCCGTGGGCCGTGCAGCTCTCAGACGAACGCAACGAGCCCGCGCCCGCGCGGCGCTCCACCCTCCCCTACCTGATCGGTACCGTCACGTGGGCGCAGGACCACGCCGCCGACTGGGAAGCCCTCGCCGAAACGATCGCCGACACCTGGCGCATCCTCGCGCACGCCACGGGCCACACCCCCGCCGTGATCGGCACGTGCCCGAATTGCGGCGGCGCTATCACAACCGACCCCACCCCTCACGGGATCCCCGAGCACGGCTCGTGCGAGCGGTGCGACCGCTGGTACCAAGACAAGGAAGATCAAGCCATGACACGCAAAGTAGCCCTGAATGACGTACTCAGGAACACGCGCAACCCGGCTATTTATGTGGACTGGGCTACCCTCCACGAGGCGTTCCCCGCCCTCACCCACGACCGCCTGCGACAGTGGGCACACCGTGGGCACGTGCCTACCCAGCCCGGCCCTCTCTACCAGGTGCGAGCCGTCCACGACCGCCTCGACCGCGAACAGGGGGCAGCATGAACGCCGACGACATCCTGAACGCTCTACGTAAGGCCTGGCCAACAGCGGCTATCGTGCCCGAACTGACCATCAGCGACGAGCACGAGCTCGCAAACCTCTACGCTCCCGAAGGCCACGACTCCCTAACGCGACGCATCGACGCCCTCATGATCGACAAGCAGATCAGGACAGCAATCGAAATCAAGGTCGATAAGGCCGATGCGAAGCGCGAAACATGGGCGAAGATCCGCCCTTGGAAGCGCGTCACACACCGCTTCCTGTATGCCGTGCCCGAAGGACTCATTGACACAAGCCCTGTCATTGACTCATCAATCGGCCTGATATGGGTCCACGACGACGGCACTATCGAGTGGCGCCGTAAATGCAAGATCAACCACGTGCCCGAACCACTCCCCGGCCTGGTCGTCGAGCGCCTCGCGCGACGAGCAGCCCAATATGCTCTCCTGCGACAGGAGACAGCATAATGCGCGGACGCTTCACCCGCATATGCCAGGCCGCCCCACATATCGCGGTAGCTGCCATTACGGCCATGAATGGGTACACCAACATCGTGGGCAATGACCAGGCCTTCGGCGCAGCTCAGATAGCCACAGCGACACTCGTCGTAGCTCTAACTATCGTCCAAGCAAGGGAGACGCAATGACCGATGATCGCGCCCTGCGCGCCCTCGACCTCGCCACCGCTGGCCTCAGCGTCGCCAAGATCGCCGACATGCTCGACACCACCGTCAAGGACGTGAAGGCCCTCATCAAAGCCGGGAAGAAGCAAGACCCCCGCGACTACGACCCCGACGTCGAAGCCCGCCGCCTCGACAAGATGAGCGCCGCCCTATGGCCCCTCGCATCCCAAGGCGACCCCGAGACCGTAGGCGTCGTCGTCAAGCTCATGGAACGCCGCGACACTATGGATGCCACCATCGACGGCGACCTCGCCGCCGCCGTCAAAGCCACCACCAAGCTACAGAAAGCCCACCGCGACCAGGTCGCGACACGCGCAGATACCGAGTAGCGGATAACGCGTAAGTGTGGTAGTGTCACACATGAAGCGGGTGTAGTGTGCCACGGCTACCCGGCCTCCTGATCGATACCAAGACCCCCGACCCCTGCAACCAGGTCGGGGGTCTTGCGTATCACCCGCACCCCACACCGGGACACACACCACGGCACACACCAAGCAAGCGCAACCCACAAGCCCAACGCCGGGCACACAACCACGCAAGCAACCCAACACTCAACGCCCGCCCACCCAGCCAACGCCGCGAGGACACAGACCATGGCCCGCCGCCGCTGCTCACACCCAGGCTGCCCTACCCTCGTCCCGCACCCCGGCCCCCGCCTATGCCCCACCCACAACCGCGAGCGCGAACAGCAACGAGGCTACTCAACCGCACGCGGATACGACCGGCACTACCGGGCCGCACGGGCGCGGGCCGCCCGCCTCGTCGACGCCGGCCAGGCCGTGTGCTGGCGGTGCGGCCAACCCATCAAGGTGAGCGAAGCGTTCGATCTTGGTCATGACGACGATGATCGTTCGATCATTCGCGGACCGGAACATCGTTTTTGCAATCGCAGCGCCGCAGGCAAAGCGGCGCACAAATACGACCGAACCGAAACGGACTGACACGCATACCCCCCAGGGGGGTGGCCCCGACCGGGGCCCCGTCAGACCGCCGGTGAGGGGTGTAAACAGTGCGGAGGGTTCAAAACCACCCGCCCGAAACCGAAAAAGCCGCCCGGCGCGACGCCGAGGTGGCCCTGCAGGCAGGCGCGACGCCGGCCAGCGAGGAGACCAGCCATGCCTTCCGGTGGAGCGCGCGCCCGAAGTGGGCCGCCCGTCAACCCCAACAGTGCCCGAAGCGACGCACGCGGCATCAGCTTCCGTCAGCTCGGAGGCGTCCCCGCCACCGCGCCCGTCCCCGAGTTCGCCATGCCCCCCATGCAGCTATGGGAAACCCTCCCGAACGGGGGCCGCCGCTTCCGCAAGCTGGCAACCGAGCTGCGTTGGAAGCGCGAGCTCGAGCTATGGGCGTGGGCCTGGCGTCAACCTCAGTCCGAGGTCTGGCGCGAACAACCATGGATGACCTACAACGTCGCCCAGTGGGTGCGCCTCGCCGTCACGTGCGAAGAAGAAGGCGCGAAGGCCGGCGACAAGACCGCGCTCCTGCGCTTGGCCGACCAGATCGGCCTCACCGCCTCTGGACTCGCCCTCCACCAGTGGCAGGTCACGACCGGCCAGCCCACCGAACAGGCCGAGGCCGCCGAGCGCCCACAGCGCCGCCGCTCCTCCCGCGCTCGCCTCGCTGGCATGACCGTCGTCGACGGCGACGCCGATGGCGCATGACGAGTACGCGCCGCCGCCGCTCGCCCTCGACTTCAACCCCAATCACACGCTCGGGTTCCTCATCTCGGACTGGATCGAAGCCCACTGCCTCGTCCCCTCCGGTGTCTACTTCAACCAGCCCCTCGTGCTGAACGGCTGGCAGCTGTACTGCAACGCTAACCATTACCGCATCAAGGCCACCGCGAAGCCCGACCCGCATCGTCTGGTAGAACCGTTCACCTACCGGCGTAGCCTGTGGGTGGGCCCTCAGAAGTCGGGGAAGTCGCCGCTCGCGGCGGCGGTTGCGCTCGCTGAAGGCGTGGGGCCCGCGATGTTCGCGGGGTGGGCGCAGGCCGGCGACGTGTACCGTTGTTCGGACCACGGTTGCGGGTGCGGCTGGGAGTATTGGTACGAGGCGGGCGAGGCCATGGGCCGCCCGCGTGACAAGAGCCTGATTGCCCTCCTGGCGTTCGCTGAGGACCAGACCAGGAACGTGTATGAGCCCCTGCAGGCCATGATTAAGAGCGGCCCGCTCGGCGATTTCGTGCGTGTCCGTGAGGGCTTCGTGCGCTTGCCGAACGAAGGCAAGATCGTGCCCGTCACGAGCGCCGCCCGCTCGAAGCTGGGCCAGCCGTTCACGTGCGCGATTGCGGACGAGTCTGGCCTCTACACGCCCCAATCGGGCGTGCTGAATACGTGGCAGACGATCCGCCGCGCGGTCGCCGGTATGCAGGGCCGCACGATCGAACTCACGAACCCGTGGGACCCCATGGAAGATTCAGCGGCGCAACAGGCGTATCAGTCGAGGGCGCGTGACATCTTCAAGTTCTACGAAAAGCCCCCGCTCGACTGGGATTACGCGAAGAAGGCGGATCGCTCCAAGATTCACCGCTTCGTGTACGCCTCGTCCCCGTGGGTTGACCCCAAGGCGATCGACGCCGAGGTCGACGAGCTCATGGAAACCGACCCGACGCAGGCCGAGCGCTTTTTCGGCAACCGCCTCGTGCAGGGCAAGGGGTCCTATCTCACCGAAAAGGTCTGGGATCGTCAGACCCGCGACGTGCAGCCTGAACCGGGCTGTGAAATCGCCCTGGGATTTGACGGCTCGCGGTCGGGTGACTGGACGGCTATCCGCGCTGAGACCGTGGACGGCCTGCGATTCACACCCACGTACGGCCCCGATCAGCGGCCTACCGTGTGGAACCCCGAGGAGTGGCCCGAAGGCCGCATCCCCAGGGGTGAGGTGGACGCAGCGGTCGCCGAACTCATGGACCGCTACACCGTGCAGCGGTTCTACTGCGACCCCCGCCACTGGGAAACCCAGATCGACCACTGGGAAAACCTGTACGGCGACTACGTCGTCGTGCAGTGGCCCACGAATTCCATCACACGAATGTTCGCGGCACTCGTGCGTTTCCGCGAGGACCTCGCCGAAGGCCTCACCACGCACACCCAGGACGAGACCGCGAAGCTGTGCGCCCTGCACGCCCGCAAGGTCGCCAAGCCTGGCGACAAGTTCATCCTCGGCAAGCCGGCTGAGCATATGAAGATTGACGTTCTCATGGCCGACATCCTGGCACATGAGGCCGCGGCGGATGAGCACGCCGAAGGCTGGGAGCCCGGCGGCGCTATCAGCTTCGCATGGTAAAGGACACCACATGACTGACCAGATCACGCGCGACGAAGCGAAGCTTCTCGCCGACGCTGAGAACGCCCTGAACCTCACCGCCCCAGCGGACAGGAAGCACCGCGCCTATTACGAGGGCAGGCAGACTCTGCAGCACCTGGGCTTGGCGCTGCCCCCGTCGCTGCGCACCCTCGAAACCGTCGTCAACTGGCCTAGGGTCGTTGTCGACACCATCGAGGAGCGTCAGGACGTGCGCGGCATCATGGTCCCCGCGCATCCCGAGGTCGCTGAGGATCTTCGCGCCATGATCGATGCGAACGACTTGGCCGCTGAGCTGTGCAAGTGGAAGCGTGATCGCCTCATTTACGGGCGGGCTTACCTGTCCGTCGGCGTGGGCGACGCTGAGGGCGACTACCCGATCATTTGCGTGGAGTCCCCCAGACAAATGACGGTGAAGTTCGACTATCGTCGTAAGGCGATTACGCACGCGGTGCGCATCGTGACCGACCAGGCCGCCGACGGAACGCAAACCCGCTACGCGACGATCTACACGCCGAACGCCACGACCACCTATGCGACGGTGGGCGGCGCGTGGCGCGTCGTCGACCGCGACGAGCACCATCTCGGCATCGTCCCCGTCATCCCCTCATTCAACCGCCAGATGACGGGCGAAACGACCGGCCACTCGGAGATGGACGACATCATGGGCGTGACCGACGCCGCCGCCCGCGCGATTACGCAGATGCAAGCCGCCCTTGAGACGAACGCGGTCCCGAAGCGAATCATCATGGGCGCCAAGCGCAGCGACTTCGCAGACCCTAGCGCGTGGACCAATTACTTGAATCCCTTCGTAGCCCTGCAGAACGCGGGCGCGAAGGTCACCCAGCTCGCCCCCGGCGAGCTGTCCAACTTCCACTCCACGATTGAGCTGTACGGCAAGCTCGCCGCCTCCCTGACCGGCTTCCCCGCCCGCTATTTCGGTCTCATCACCACGAATCCGCCCGCTGAGGGCGCGATCCGCGCTGAGGAATCGAAGTTGGTCAAGCGTGTCGAGCGCGTCAACGCTGAGTGCGGCGCGGCCCTGTCCCGTGCGCTCACCATCGCCGCGCGCATCATGGGCCACACGATCCCTATGGGCGCCGTGAATGTTGCCTGGCACGACCCGGCGACGCCCACGTTTAGCCAGAAGGCCGACGCGTTGCAGAAGCTCGCGGGCGGCAAGCCCCTCATCAGCCGCGAAGGAGCGTGGGACGAGCTGGGCTGGGATGACGCCCGCAAGGCGACTGAGCGCGCGTATCTGCGCGAGGAGGAAACAGACCCGGACCTCCTGCGTCTCCTGGAAAAAACCGCCCCCGCGCTGATCGACGAGACGGACGCCGCCCATGGCATCGATACCGCCCGCGATTGAACACCATTACGGGCTGGTCCGTGAACAGGAGGCCCGCGCCCTCGCCACAGCGACCCGCCACTGGCACCGCCTCGGCCCCAACTGGATCGGCCAGGCGTGGGCCGAACGCATCCCTACCGTCGCCGCCGCAATCACCACCGCCCAACGGACAGCGGCGGCAAGCGCCCTAGTCAGCGGCGCCCTCGCACTCGGAGAACAAGACCAATGGGCCGAACCCGACGGCCTCGTCGACCCCGAAGCCTTCGCGGGCCTCGCCGCCGACGGACGCAACCTCGACACCCTCCTACGCGCCCCCGCAATCACCGCCCGCACACTCATAGCCGACGGCGTGGAACCAGCCCAGGCGCTCGCGGCGGGGGGCCGTCAGCTTTCGATGATGGTCCTAACGGAGATCGCGGACGCGGGCCGGGGCGCGGCGGGCGCGCAGATCGCCGCCAGGCCCCGCGTCGGCTACGTGCGGATGCTCGAACCGCCGTCGTGCTCGCGGTGCGTTGTCCTCGCGGGCCGGTTTTACCGCTGGAATCAAGGGTTTTTGCGGCATCCCCGGTGCGATTGCAAGCATATTCCGACCATGGTCACGGACCAGGCCGAAGCCTTCGCTGAGGGTCTCATCGACGACCCGTACGAGGCTTTCACCCGCATGAGTGAAGCCGAGCAGAACCGCGTGTTCACGAACGCGGGCGCCCGCGCGATCCGCGACGGCGCTGACATGTATCAGGTAGTGAACGCCCGCCGAGGCATGAAGTACCGAGGCGCTTTCACCTCGGAGGGCACCAGCAAGCACGGGTGGGCAGGCCAGATCCTACGCAAGGGGCAGAAGCGCATGACCCCGGAAACGATCTACCGACTGAACCCCAACCGCGAGCAGGCCGTCGAGGCCCTGCGCGCCCAGGGATACATCACCGGGCGCGGCCAGGTCAGCGGCGGCGCACTGCGCGGCCAGTACGAGGCCACCTATGAGGGCCGACGCATGACCGCCGCCGAAAAGCGCGTCGCGATAGCCACCCGTGACTGGCAGGACGTGCAAAACGGCCTTAACCCCTGGACGCCCGCCGCTCAGGAGCGCCACGGCGGCGCCCGCATCGGCGGCGCTGACTACCCCCTCACCCCGAAGATCGCCGCCGAAGTCGAGGCCCGCTACTACGCGGCCACCGCGACAGGCGGCGAACTGACCCGGATGCGTGCGCTCCTGCGTGCCTCCCGCTAAGCCACCGACTCGCGCCGCGACGGCGCGGGCGGCCCCCTCGAGTGATTCGAGAAAGGAACACAACCCCATGCACACCGAACCCACGCCCGACCAGACGCCGGACACCAGCGCGCCCGAGGCCTCCGCTGAGGAAACCCTCAACGAGGGCGGCGTTAAGGCCCTGCGCGCCGAACGTGATGCCCGCAAGGCAGCCGACGCGCGCGTCAAGGACCTCGAAGCACAGGTAGCGGCCCTGTCCGTGAGCCTCGACGAGACCAAGACCGCCGGTAGCGTCGCCGCCGACCAGGCCGCCGCCACGGTAGCGGAACTGCAGGCGAAGCTCGCCCGCGCCGAGGTCATTCACACGATGCACGTCCCTGACGCGCTCGCGGACTTCCTGCAGGGCAGCAACACCGAGGAGCTCACGGCGTCCGCTGAAAAGCTCCTCGCCGCGATTCCCGCACCCGCCCCGGCCTCTGACGCGCAGCCCGCACCGCTGGCCATGCGCCCCGACCCGTCGCAGGGCGGCACGCCCGAACCGGCGACCACCACGGACGCGCTAACGGCAATGCTGGTCGAGGCCGTCGGCGGGCGCTGACACCCTGAGCAGCCCACCCTCACCCCACAACTCACCGCTCGAAGGGAGCACCACAATGGCTATCACCAACCCGAAGAAGCTCGCCGATTTTAACGGTTTCATTAAGCCGGAACTCGCCGGCCCCATTTTCGATGAGGCCGCCAAGGGCAGCGCCGCAATGTCCCTCATGCGGAAGGTCCCGCTCGGCGCGTCCGGCCAGGCCTTCCCTATCGTGACCGGCAAGCCCACCGCCAACTGGACGCCGGAAGGCGCGAAGAAGCACACCACCGAGGCCTCCCTCGGTCTCGTGACCATGCAGCCGAAGAAGTTGACGGCGATCGCCGTGGCTTCGCAGGAGGTTATTCGCGCGAACCCCGGCGGCTACTCTGAGACCCTCGCCGGCCTGCTCGCCGAGGCGTTCGCTCGCGCGTTCGACCTGGCCGTTTTCTTCGACAAGGGCGGCGACGGCACCGGCACCGGCCCGTTCGGCACCTCCCTGTGGGCTACCACCAAGTCCGTCACGCTGGGCGCCACTGCTGGCGCGAACGTGTACGACGACATCGTCAAGGCCATGAGCCTGAACCTGCAGGGCACGCCGAAGAAGAAGGTTAACGGCTTCGCGTTCGACACCGGCTTCGAGGTGGACCTCCTCACCACCAAGGATGCGTCGGGCCGCCCGCTGTTCGCCGAGGCCTCGTATGACGGCCTGATCCCTGCCCTGCGCTCGGGTTCTATCCTGGGCCGTCCCTCCTATCTGCACGAGAACGTCGGTATGGACAAGACCGTCGGTTTCCTTGGCGACTGGACAAAGGCCGCGTGGGGCACCGTTGGTGGTATCACGATGGACGTGTCCACTGAGGCCACGGTCACCATTGGTGGCCAGCTTGTCTCTCTGTACGAGCAGAACCTCGTTGCGATCCGCGCCGAGGCCGAGTACGGTTTCGCGCTCGCTGACAAGGAAGCGTTCGTCAAGATCATGCGCAAGTGAACGAACAGGTCGCTCACTTGACGAGCCTGTCGGGTGACCACGTCGCCGTGCCCGCGAGTCAACTCCCCTTCTGGGAGCGCCTCGGGTATGTGCGTCGTGGCCCCGGCGGGCTTGCCACACCCACCGACGACGAGTGAAAGGCGGCCCCCGCGTGGCCTACGCGACCGTTATTGATGTGGCGACCACTCTGGGGCGCCCCATCACAGACCCCGACGAGCGGGCGCAGATCCTCAACTGGATCGCTAAGACGGAGCGCATCATCAGTGCCCGCCTCGGCAACCTTGACAACCTGGACCGTCAGATCCTCGCCGACGTCATCAGCGAGGTCGTCGCACGCCGAGCCCGCAACCCCGACGGGAAGCGGAACGAGCGTATCGACGACTACAGCTACACGTTGGACGCAGCCGCATCCGCTGTGGAGCTGACCCTCACCGCCGACGAATGGGCGCGCCTGAGTCAGGACGGCTCCACCTCGGGAGCCTACATGCCCGTCCTGACCCCCGCGCCCTGGCTTGGGGGCCGCGACGCCGACACGACGCCGACGGGAGGCTGGGCATGAGCGCGCGTAGCGCCGTCCTCGCTGGCCGCAAGGCCGCCGAAGCACTCATGGTCGACAAGGCGACCGTCACCAGGCCGACCGTCACCACAGCCGGCGACGGCCTCGACGAGATCGACGAAACCCCCGTCTGGTCTGGCCCCTGCAAAGTCCAGACATACGAGGCGCACGAGACAGCGGCAAACGCCGCCGGCGCGCTCGTCACCATTCAGCGGTACTCGATTCACCTACCGCACCACGTGGACGTAGTTCGCGTCGGTGACCTGATCCGCGTCGAAGGGTACCTGTCCGCCTTCCGTGTCACGGGGCTGTTCGACAAGACGCATGTCACGTCGCGGCGCTTCCAGGTGGACGTGGAAACAAACGGAGACGATCTCCTATGAGCGGCATCGAGATTGACACGACTGAGGTTAGGCAGATCGCCGCCGACGCAACCAGGCTGCCAGGCGAACTCTCACGCTGGCTTAGGCCCGCCGTAAGCCGTGGCGCGCTGAACATCAAACGCGCCATGCAGGCCGACCTCGAGCAGTCGGGCAACGCCGGTATCCGCGCCGTTGCGCGCAGCATCTCCTACGACCTCATCGACGGGGACCACACCATCGAAGCGGAAATCGGACCCGACAAGCCGAGCGGTGCCCTGGCGAATATCGCCTATTTCGGTACCTCGAGGGGCGGCGGCCACACCCGCGACCCCATCGAACCGCTGAACGAAGAAGCCGAAGCCTTCCAAAAAGCCGTCGCCGACATCGTAGGAGAGCTATGGGGCTAACCCTCGACATCATGAATCAGATGCGCGCACGTCTCGTCACCCTCACGTCGTCGGGGGCGTCTGTCAAAGCGTTCATCGGTGACCCGCCCGGCAACCCCGGCCCGCCGTTCGTGTTCGTGTGGGGCCCGCCTACCCTGGCCAAGTCCGAAGCCATGGCCGGGTGCGGCGGTGATGTTGACGTGCGCCTGCACGTGCAGGTCGTCGCACCCACTACCGCGAACGTCCTGGACCTCGCAGATCAGGTGACCGCCGTCCTGTCCGGTGAGGTCCCAACGGTGCCCGACTGGCGTTGCTTCCCGCTCAAGCACGTGGGCGTGACGGACGTGCGCTCGGACAACTCGACCGTGGGAGCGCCCGCGAACAGGGCGCCCCGCTACTGCACCGTGACGTTCCGCGCGCAAGCCACCCCCGAAACGAAGGAGGCCTAATGGTCACCGCATACAACACCAGAACCCGGGTGTTCCAGGACATCCCCGAGCACTGGATCGGGCACCCGATCTGGGGTGAGGACTGGACTCTCACCCCGCCTCCCGAGGCCCGCGAACCGCTGTGTTGCGGCCAGGAGGAACCCACCGACGCCCCCGACAGTGGGGACGACACCACCGACACCCTCACCGAAGGAGACAAGTAATGCCCGGAGCAAAGACCCTGGCAGATGGCCGAATTGCCCTGTGGGCGCTCACCACGAAGCCGTCGAACATTGCAGCCCCCGCCGTCAGCGAAATCAAGGCCGGCAAGAAGATTTCTTGCCGAATCCTGAAGAACGACTACGCGCTCGGCGCTGAGTCGGACACGGAAATCGCCGAGCAGGAGATGTGTAAGAAGGGCGAGGGCAAGGCCCCCGGCCCGACGACTTACGCCGGCAACATCACCGTGCTTCGGTACCTCGACGAGGCTGGCAAGCCTGTCGCCGCCGACGACTTCGTCTGGGATCTCATCAAGAAGAAGGGCACGACCATCTGGCTCGTCGAGCGTGAAGGCCCGGACGAGTCCAAGGAAATCGCCGCCGACGACATCGTCAGCGTGTACGAGGTCGTCCTCGGCACGCCGACCAAGCCGTCCGACCGCTTCGCTGGCTACATCAAGCGAACCGCGAAGCTGAACATCATGGACGCCGCCGAGGACGTGAAGGTTCTCGGCACGCTTCCCGCCTGACCCCACTATCTCCCGCCCGGCAGGTTCCGTAATGGGCTGCCAGGCCTGCCGGGCGGGCACCCCACCAACGGCAGCCCACACCCACAGCTACACACACTAGGAGCATGGCATGGCAGCCAACGACGAAGAGCTCACGATGAGCGACCTCAACCTCACACACACCAACCCCACCGAGACCGTCACGCCCGAGACGTTCGACCTGGCCGCCTGGATCGCCGGATTCACCCCGGTCCAGCGCACGATCACCCTGTACGCGCGCGGCGACCTGTTCGCGGACCTGTCCGCCCTGGAAACCCGCTACGACGAAGCGAAGCGCGCCGCCAACGTCGACGACATGCGCGCACTCAAAGAGCAGATGCGCGAAGTCGCCGCCCAAATCAAGGCGTCGGCCCTCGACATCACCGTGCAGGGCCGATCCGCCGACTGGGTCCAGCGGTTCCGCAAGGACTGCGAAGAGCGCGGCATCGACGCCGACCAGGCCACCCTCGAGCAGCTCGCCGCACAGATCACCGCGCCCGAAGGCCTCACCGTGGACATGCTCGCAACGCTACGCGATCGCATCGAACCGCAGGTCGTGGCCCTCGTCCAGGCGGTCGCCACCGTTAACACGATGAAGCCGACGATCTCGGTCCCTTCGTGACGGAGTGCCTGGACCGGCCCACGGGAGCGTGGCTGGTCCGGGCGCTCCGAAGCGCGAAAAAGTGGGGCCGCCGCCCGACCGAGTTCCTGGGCGTCCCCGGCGACACGTGGGGCGAGCTTGACAGCACCCTCGCGGGCGCGCTCGACATGTACGAGGACACGCGCGTCGGTTCCTACGGCTACCCCAAGCGCCTGACCGAGGGCGACTACGAGGGCTATTTCGAGGTGGAAGAGCGACAGGACAACGCTCAAATGGCCCTCGATTTGTGGCGCAAGAAACACAAGAACGGGCCCGCGCCCGGCATGGTCCCGACGGTGGTGTTCACCGGCACCGAGGACTAACCGCCGGGCGGGGCGCCCGTCACATAGCGGCGCGGATCGCGCGCGGAAAGGCACACGCCCATGACTGAACGGTCAATCAAGGTCACCCTGCGCGCGAACGTCGCTGACTTCAACCGCCAGATCAAGAGCGCGGCGACGAGCCTCGACCAGCTCGCCGCGAAGGGCGACCCCAGCGGCAAGACAGCCGAGACCACCATGGGCCGCCTTGCCCAGTCCGCCCAGCTGCAGCGCGCCGCCTGGGACACCGCGTCAACGGCCATGGTTGGGTACGGTGTCGCCGCTGCAGCCGCCGCCGGCTACGTCGTCAAGAGTTTCGCGGACTTTGACCAGGTCATGAGCAACGTTCAGGCCGCCACGCACGAGTCCGCTGAAAACATGGACCAGTTGCGCGAAGCTGCGATTCAGGCGGGCGCCGACACCGCGTTCAGCGCGTCCGAAGCCGCCGGGGCTATCGAGGAGCTCGCCAAGGCGGGCGTTTCGACCGCTGACATCCTGAACGGCGGTTTGAAGGGGTCGCTCGACCTGGCCGCCGCCGGTGGTATGGGTGTCGCTGACGCCGCTGGTATCGCGTCCGTGGCCTTGACGCAGTTCAAGCTCAGTGGGTCGGATGTCGGTCACGTCGCTGACCTCCTCGCCGCCGGCGCGGGCAAGGCTATGGGCGACGTGTCCGACCTGGGCGCGGCCTTGAAGCAGTCGGGCATCGTCGCCTCGCAAACCGGGCTCAGCATCGAGGAAACCACGGGCGCGCTCGCCGCGTTCGCCGCCGCCGGCAACATCGGCTCGGACGCTGGTACCTCGTTTAAGACGATGCTCCTACGCATGACCCCGCAGTCGAAGCAGGCAGCGAAGGTCATGGAAGAACTAGGAATCAGCGCGTATGACGCGCAGGGCCAGTTCGTCGGTCTCGCCAACTACGCGGGCCAGCTCCACGACAGCCTATCCAAGCTCACCGCTGAGGACCGCCAGGCCGCCCTCAAAACGATGTTCGGCGACGATGCTATCCGGTCGGCGTCGATCCTGTACGAGCAGGGCGCCCAGGGCATCCAGGACTGGATCGACAAAGTCAACGACGCCGGATACGCCGCAGAAACCGCCGAGGCACGCATGGATAACCTGAACGGCGACCTCGAGAAACTGGGCGGTTCGTTCGAGACCCTGTTTATCAAGAGCGGGTCGGGCGCTAACGACTTCCTGCGCAGCATCGTGCAGTTCGCTGAGCAGGCCGTCAACGCGTTCAGCGCCCTACCCGCTCCCGTGCAGCAGGGCGCGCTCGGCCTCGCGGCCTTCACAGCCGCCGCGACGCTCACAGCGGGCGCCGGTATGAAGATCTTTACGACGATCACCGACGTGCGCACGGCCCTGTCGTCCCTGAACGGCTCGATCCCGTTCATCACCCGCATTGGCAGCGGCTTCACAGCAATGAGCGGTGGTCTCGCCGAAACCCGCGCCGCTATCGGAGGATTCGGCAACGCCTGGGTCACCGCCCGCGCCAACGGCGTATCGAACATCGGCGCGCTTGCGCAGGCCGCCACCCCGGCCCTGTCTGGCATCGGAAACGCCGCCAAAGGCGCAGGATCAGCGCTCCTGGGCGCTTTCGGCGGCCCCTGGGGCCTCGCCGCCACGGTCGCAATCGGAGCACTGACAAGCGCGCTGGCCGACTACCAGGCGAAGCAAGCCCGCGCGAACGCCATGGCGCAGGAGTTCGCCAGCACGCTTGAATCAGTGTCAAACGCGGCAACCGAAGCGACACGCGGCGCAGCCCTGAAACGCCTGAACGAAGAAACTAAAACGTTTTGGGGCGGCCACATGTCAGGCGCCTCGGCGTTCGAGAAGCTCGGCGGCGACATTAACGACTACGTCGATGCTGCCATGGGGTCCGAAGAAGCGAACGCCCGCGTTCGCGCCCTCCTGGACAACGTTCGCAAGACGAACTACAGGGGTAACGGCCTAAGTTCATGGGGCAAGGAAACCGCCGACGCTGTGCATGATGCCACTCAAGCCCTGGACGAGACCCAGGCCGCCATGGGCAAGGCCGCCGAGATGAACGACCAGGCTGCCCGTGCGGGCGTGGCTAACGCGTCGGCGCAGGACCAGCTCGCCGGGGCTGCGAACCGTGCCGTGCAGGCAATGGAGGACCAAGCCAAGGCCACCCATGACCTGATCGATGCCCAAAAGACCCTGCAGGACATCATCCTCGGCGAGCGCGGTTCCTGGCGAAATCTGTACGACGCGATTGACGCGGCGAACCAGGCAGTCGCCAAGAACGGGCAGACCTTGGATATTACGACGGCGGCGGGCCGCGCGAACCAGGCCGCGCTCGACGACCTCGCCAAATCAGGCTGGGAACTGGTCGAATCCATGGAAAAGAACGGCGCCACCATGGAGGACATGCAGGCGGCTATGACCACGACGCGCGACAACTTTATTGCGGTTGCACAGGCCATGGGCTTGTCCGCCGACGACGCCGCCAACCTCGCCGATCAACTGAACCTGATTCCGACGAACATCGAAAGCCATGTGACCGCTGAAACAGCAGCGGCGAACGCGTCTGTGGACGCGTTTGTCGCGTACGTGCAGGCGCAGCACGGCGGCACGATCACGATCAACGCAACCAACGATTCAGCGATCACGACCATTCTGGAAACGCTCGGCTATGCGAAGAATCAGGACGGAACGATCACGATTGACGCGAACAGCGACCCGGCTATCGCGCAGTTGGTCGCGTCGGTCGGCCAGGTTGACGCGGCGACCGGCACGGTCACCATCGACGGCAACAACGATCAGGCGAACGCGAAGCTCGACGCCATCAAGGCCGCAATCGACGGGTACAGCCCTTACGTGAACATCAACGCTAATGACTATGTCAGCGGCAAGATGGAAGGCATTAAAGCGGCCTGGAATGGGCAAACCTGGTACGTGAACATCGTCGGACAGTACTCGCAGAGCGGCGGCCCGTCCGCGCAGGCCGACGGTTCGGTCCTGTCCTTCTACGCGGGCGGCGGTTTCCACAGGGAGCGTCACGTCGCGCAGATCGCCCCGGCGGGCGCCTGGCGCGTCTGGGCAGAACCCGAAACCGGCGGTGAAGGCTACATCCCGCTCGCCAAGTCCAAGCGTAAGCGCAGCGAGGCCATTCTTGGGGAGATCGCCAACATCTTCGGAGGCACCTATATCCCCGGCAATGCGACGCCGTACGCGACCGGCGGCGTGGGAGGCAACGCCTCGGGCGCCGGGACGGCGAACATCCACGTGACCGCGCTCGTGACAAACCCCTGGACGGGTGAGCAGACCCGCGCGTTCGCGCGAACCGAGGCCGTCAAGGTCGTGAGGAGTGTGCAGTAATGGCCGTCAAGGCATGGATACACAAGGAAACTGGCTTGCCCTGTTTCTACCTGGACGGCCCCGACGTGGGCGCCGCCGTGTATGACGGGGAGCGACTCATCAACCCCGCCGACACGGCCAACGCAGCGTCGGCGTTCTGTGACCCGTTCGCGCCGCCCGGCGTGGCGACGACCTACACGGTGGGGAGCAGGAAGTTCACGCTCACTCGCCGGGGCGAAGGCTACGCCGTCACGAGCCTTGACTCGCGTCAGCGGGCCGTTGTCTCCTACATCGGGGACGACGCCCGCGAATATGAGACCCGCGCGACCGCGACGGACATCAACGCCCGCCGCACCCCCGTCATCCGCTGGGCAGGCGTCGCCGCCGCCTACACGGGCAGGCTTGAGCTCCTGGCCTACGCTGAGGACAGCGCGCGCCTTGAACGCATCCTCGAAGCCCGTCAGCCCGTGATCGCGGTTCACTCGCACGACGCGTGCGACCTCGCCGACTGCGACATCCCCGCCGTTCGCGTCCTGGCCATCATGCACGCGACCAGTCAGCGGACGGGCCGCCGCGACAGGGTCCGCCGACAGTGGACGCTCGATTACAAGCAGATCGACCTGGACGAGGCGGTGGGCCTCCTCGGGAACGTCCCGGTCGTCACGTGGGGCGCGTGGGACGCGCGCTCGAAGTGGCGAGGTCGCTCCTATGTGGAGTTGCTTCGTGAGTTTGCGGGGATGCCATGAGGGGCGGGCCGAACGCGGCTGCGCTCGCGGCCCCCACCACGATTGACGTACACGTCGCGTCTGTCCTTGCGGGGCGTGTCCTCGCTGAGGACATTCCCGTTGTCAGCGCGCAGCTCGAAGCGTCGACGGATCGCACGCCCCGCGAGCGCCTCACCATCGAGGCCCCGCACGGGTGGGTTCCCCGTGACCCCGGCGACCCGCTGAACAACTTCGGGCAGCGCTTGCAGGTCACGCAGACGATCACCACCGGGGGCGTGACGACCCGCGTCACCGTCGGCATCTACCAGATCGAAGCGTGGGAAGAAACGAGCGCCGGCGGCGTATCTGTCACCGCGTACGACTTGCTACAGCGGTGTGAGAAAAACCCGATGGATTGGCCGTCGTCCCCGCCCGGGGGCGCGACCGTCTCGTCTGAGTTTCAGCGCCTCGCAGGCGCGCCGGACGAGGGGGGCCTGCAGGTGATCGTGGACGACGGCGACCAGGCTATCCCGCGCACTTTCGAGTGGGGCACGTCACGCACGGAGGCCATGGGGAAGCTCGCGGACGCCTACGGGCTCGCCTGGACCGTCCGCCCCGACGGATGCCTGCACGTGTGGAAGCCCGCGACGGGGGTCGCGTCTGAGACCTACACGGGGCGCGACCTCCTCATCGAGGCCGCACGCAAGAGCGCGGAGCGCCGCCCGAACAGGTGGTTTGTCGGTACGACCGGCGAAACACCCGAAGG